TTTTTAAATTTTTTATTTTTTATTTGGGCAGCTAAAAAAAAGCAGAGCAGAAAAAAAAATCAGAGCAGAAAATTTCTTTAGAAAAAGGGCACCATCTATAAAAAACGAGTGATAAAAAACGCAGCAATGTCAGTCATAAAAAACGCTCGTAAAAAACAGCGATGTCTCGGTAAAAAACGGCAGCAATAGTTCTAGCAACAATTGTAAAAAACAGCAATGCTTATCATAAAAAACGCATAAATTTTTGTAAAAAAGAGTTATAAAAAACGCAGATATGTTTGTAAAAAACAGCAGTAAAAAACCTCTCGAGTTGAAGAGGTTTGTGGGTTATAGTTGAGTATTATTTAATTAATGTTAATTCTAATTCACTAGCTACGTAATTAATATGCTTTTGAGTAGTTTGGCTCCAATAACCTAATTGAATTAACTTAGTGCCTTCTATTGTTGCTACGTGAGTAGTGTAACTCCAAATCTTGTTTCCTTGTCTACTTAAATTTTGAGTGTACTTGTTAAATTTTCTCATAATGCTCTATTTTTTTCTACTTGTTCCCAAACTTCTATTTTTGCCTTACTAATGGCTATTTCGATTTGCTTTTCTATATACCAAATCTTATTTGTAATATACCAATCATCCTTGGAGTCTGCGTAATCTTTTAACTCTTGTAGTGCTTTCATATTGTTTTCTTTAATTATTATAAGACAAATATAAGTAGTAAGGAAGTTGTAGGGAAATCCTAGTGTATAAATTAAAATAATCTCTTAATAACCTCATAGTAAACTGAAGGTGTTATTGCCCTACCTAATCGCTCTATTCTATTAGGGTATGTATCTCCTAAGTAAATATCTTTAGGGAAACCCATAATTCTTGTAGCTTCGGGAACAGTAAACTTACGATTATCCCAATGAACAATACTCGCTGCTGATAAGCAACCCGCAGTTTGAGTAAGAGTACCCGCATACTTTCCTGGTTGTTGTTTTATAAGTGAAAAATATTTCTCTGATTTCTCTCCTGGCTTTGTATCTAAACTTGCTTGATAAACTGCGTACTTCTCAATATTAGCATCAGCTAAATCTTGCTCGGTATTATCTACATAAGTAAAGGCTTGTTCTAGAGTTATTTTTGGCGATAAAAAAGGAGTGGGGAATTTTATTTCTTTCTGAATATCATTACGAACACCTACTATAATCAATCTTCTTCTTGACTGTGGATTACCAAAGTCTTTAGAGTTTAACACCTCGTATCTAATCTGATAACCCGCTTCCGTAAGTTGGTGGAATATAGTTTCTGACTCCTTAACAACACCGTTTGATTCATCGGGGAACATATCAAATTGCGGAGAACCGAATAAATATTTTGCTTTGCCCTCTAATAAAGAAGCAACGTTCTCTGCTACAAAGTACTTAGGTTGAGATTCCTTTAACACTCTTGCAAATTCTCCGAATAAATCATCCGTTCTCTGTTTCTTGTCTGAATAAGCTTTGACTTCTCCCCAGCCCTCTTCTCTTTTCCCAACCGTTGAGAAAGAAGAACAAGGTGGCGAAGCTAATAATAAATCAAGTTCTCCTGTTTTTAAACCAACCGAAGCAAGTAATTCGGTACCGTCTACATTTCTAATATCGTTTCCGTTTACCAATGTATCGGGAAAGTTTATTTTATAGACTCTTTGTGCTTCTTCTATAAATTCGTTTACGGCAAGTAATTTACCTCCTGCCATTTTTGCTCCTAAGCAACCGCCTCCTACTCCTGCGAATAAAGAGATACAGTTAAATTTGTTTTGCTTAGAAGCTTTGTTTACGTCAGACATTGTATAGTCTAACCAATTTACTTTATTTTTCATCATTATAATATTTCAAATGTATCAACTCTAGGAACTAATCCTAATGTTCTTCCGTTATCCCAATTTACGTGTATTGTTCCCGCACCGTCTACGAAATTAACTGTTCCTTCTATTCCTGATTTTAACGGTCTAAAAGTGTCTTTACAATTAATTAACCTAATTCTTTTACCTACTATACTGTTTTTCATCTTATCTATTTTTAATTATTATTTTATTAATATCCATCCTATAAAATTCAAACTCTTAAAAAATACTTCTACAACTCTGAATCCTGCGTCTTTAAATAATTGCTCATTCTCAATCTGCGTTAAGGGTTTCATTATTGACTTTAAGTCTGTTTGCTTTATCAATATTTCATCAGCACTTAAACCGTTTACTATTTTGCTTTCGTAGTTGCTGAATGTAAAAATATCTTCCGTTATACCTTTGCTTGAGTAAATCTTCTCACATACTAAGAAACAACCTCTTTTAGATAGCGAATCATAGACTTTCTGTATCAACTTGACTCTCTTATCCAAATCTATAAATTGAAGCGTAAAAAGGCTAAAAATAAGGCTCGTGTTAAATAGCTTTAAAGACTCATCTGTTATATCTCTATTGTAAAAATTTATATCCTTACTCGGCATGGAGGGTAATAAATTCTCCGCTATGTCGTACCCTATATAAGATAAATTTAAACTGGAGGGTAAATAATCCTCTAACTCACATAGTAAGTCTCCGCTACTTGTACCTAAATCGTAAATATTTGTGTTCTTAAATACAAAGTTCTCTGCTATCGAGGGTATCAAGGAACGCATACCGCTATAATTAGGTATTGATTGTCTAATGTGTTTTTCGAAATCTGTTGATACGAAATTACTAAATCCAAATTTTTCTTTCATAATTTACATTCTTTTAATTTGTTTTCCCAATACGATATGGTACTTTTTTGAACTGACTTTATTTTTGAACTTTTTGAAAGCTTAATGCTATACAAGTAATCTAAATGTTCTTGAATACTAATTTTATTTTGCATATTTAATTTTATTAAAAAGGTTGGTCTAATTCTTCTCCTATTCCTAGTGGGTTTTTATCAATATCTTTTTCTTCTAAAAAAATATTCTCATAAGTAAAAAATAGACCTGTTTTTGTTATCTTATCTCCAAAGCTAGGAACGTATCTTTCTGGTTTCTCTTTTCTATCTAATCTCATGTGAGACGTAAGTATCTTAGAAATATAAGGAGCATTAAAATTATTGTTTCTCTCAAAAAACTTGTGCTTTATATCCGTAGCCGTAAAGAATAATTGTGGCTCCGTAGTTTCATTCATACAAAATTCTTGTAAGTACATTTCTATTTCCTTTTGCAAAGCTGGTTTACTTTCTTTCTTAACTATCTCAAGTGCGCTTGTTCTAATCTCATCTGCGGTAAAACCTTGTCTTGAAACTGAAAAGTCAACTTCTGGCTCTTGGCTAAGGTAATGTAAAAAATACGGTATCTCCTTAATTAAGTCTTCTAATATATTGTGGTTAGCTTTTCCGCTTACAGTTGGAATCTTTCTAACCCAATATCTAATCTCTGCTTCATCAACCTTTGAGAACTTACTTTCGTCATTCGATGTTATAATTAGTTTTCCGTAAAAAGGTAGTGAGAAAGTTGGAATGTGTTTTCTATTTACTGATATAGATTTTTGAGTAGATAATGCCTTTAACTTCTCTAAGGCTTTCGCATCATCAAAACGACTCTCTTCTATTGCTATAATATTCTTCTCCGCATAACTCTCATTGAAATCACTACTAATATGACCTGGTGTTATAATAACTAAGTTGTCTAAGAATATAGCATTAAGCCAATCTATAAAAGTACTCTTACCTGTCATTCTTTCCTCTGAAACTAAAACAAGTATAGGAGTAATTTTCTTAGGGTGTTTATAAAGAATTTTTAAGTACCTCATACCTAAATTATATTGTTCCTCTCCGAATATATGTTTCATAAAACCTAAAGACCACTTAACTTTATCTAGGTCGGTTTTAATACAAAACTCTTTTTCCTTATGTATAAACGGCTGATATAAATTATAAAAACCTTTATATGTTTTCTCATAAAATTCGTTGTTTGGTTCTATAATGAAGTCATCATAGAGTTGTACTCTGACCATCATTTCTTTGCCGTAGTCCTGCTTTATTTCGTCTTTAGTCCAATTCTTTAACAACGGTGTTGTAGTTCCGTATCTATCGGGTTTGGTTATTTCTTTAAAGTATTTTACACCGATTCTAATATAAGGAAAATTCATATCCATATAATTAATACCAACGTATTGAAACGCAGCTGTAAAATTACTATTATACCTTACCTTTGTTAATATCTGAAATGGGGAGTAAGTCATACCTATAACAAATCCAAGACTGTTTTCAGATACAACCCTTAAATCGTTACACTCCTTACTCGCTACTATTATTGATTCCTTTTCTCGTATAAGAAAAAGCTGTCCGTCCTCATACCTAAGCGTTTTATCTTTCCTTAAAATAAGACTAAGCGCATCTTCAAACTTATTGTTGTTGTACCAATCACAAGGATTCTGTTCAAGCCAATTTGGTTTACTCATTATTTGTAGTGTTTATCTAATTTAGTTATTATTCTATTTACCGAAGTCTTTAGTGTTCTATTCGCTCCTTTTAATTTTGAGTTTATAATCCCAAAATAACAAGGTCTATATATTTCGTACACTCTTTTTATATATTCGTATCTTCTTTCTATGTAATCCTCTCTGCTCGTATGATGATAAAACAAATCTATAATTTTTCTATCAAGCAACCTAAACGAGATGTTCGCATCGTTTCCGCAATGTACTCCGTATTCTACAATTGATTTTGCTCTAGGTATTCTAGGCACCTTAACTTCCTCTAGCTTTCCGTTTATTAAATTTTCTTGAGTAACACTTTCGGGCTTTGGATTGTGACAACTATAACACTCTACTCTATTAAGTTCTTTATTGTATAAAGTTCCTTTTAAGTTATAAGCATTGCAATAACTACACTCCCAAAGGCTTAAATCGTCAGAAGGTAATTTCTGTACCCACTTATGAATCTTAAAATATTTGTTCCAATCTCTATCTGCCGACCAAAAACCGTGTCTCTCAAGATTTAAACCTAAATCTATAACTGTGAAGCAACTCTTACCCTCTGACACCCTAGAACCTCTACCGCAAGATTGCAACCAAAGACTTAGTGATAATGTCGATTTATTGTATATTATAACCTCTATATCGGGAACATTAAACCCCGTTGTAAAAACTCCAACGTTTAATAAAACCGCCCCCTTAGTTCGCTTATACCAATCTACCACTTCGTTTCTTGAAAGGTCTGAGTCATTTACCGAATCATACATTTTAACTAAATCTCCGTAACCCTCTTTTATAAACGCATCATAAACTTTTAAGTTTACTTTAGTTGTTGGATTAAATATTATAGTTTTTTTATCTATGCTTTTTTCTTTATAAGATTTTAAAACCATACTAACCGATGCGTGAGAACCAAATACCTCGGTCATTGAGGCAGGAGTATAGCCATCGGGATTGTTTTTGGATTTCTTTAGTTTATCTAAGTTAGGCGGTGTTAATCTAATATATTTATCCTCTGTTAAATAACCTAAGTCTATTAAATCAGAAGCACTAACTCCTTGAAGCAAAGCCTCATAGTCATCTGCTAATGATAAGTCTCTAGCAAATTCAGCACCGTTAACGGTCTTCTTTTCTTTTTTATATATTATAGGAGTTGCTGTTAATCCTATTAATTTCTTAATATTTAAACCGCTATAAACTTGCTTAAAGAAATCTACGTGTGTTTCGTCTACTATTACATTATCAAAGTCTCCTACGTAATCATAGCCAAATTTAGAAAACCTAGCGTATGCGGTTTGGGTCATTGCAATTACATTTTTCTTAGACTTCAACGGAATAGGTTTCTTTACCTTTGCTGTTAAAATACCTATATCATTAATCCACTCTGAATTTTGATTCAACAACTCAATTCTATGAGTTAATATAAGTGTTCTACCCTCTAGATTATTTGCAAGTTTACCAATTAAAATAGACTTACCCCAACCTGTTTCTGCTTGTACTAAAATCCTTGAGACACCTTTTTCAAAAGTCTCTTGAATTTCATCGTATAAAGTTTGTTGGTATGGTCTAAGTTTTATCATATCTATTTTTGAGGTGTTTCTACAATTGTATCTATTGCCAAAACCAAGTCTTCCGCATATACGGATTCTAGAATAGTGGGAGAGAAGTTTAACTCTTCGTCAAGTAAGAACACTTTATATAAGTCTTCAAACCCTAAAACAATTGCAACAACTCCTTTGTGTAATCTTCCGTTCACTTGAAACAACAATGCTTTATCGGCTATATTTTTCCAATTATGCGCTCCCCAAGAACCGACTATCATCGGCTGGGTCATTAACTGATTTTTAGTTACAGTTGGGTCAAAATCTCTTTCCGCTTTAGCTAAAATATTTTTAGCTTTTTTTAATAGTTCTGTCTTATTCATTGTCTGATATTATTTGATTTGTTTTTATTATCATTTTACCTAATTTCATAGCAACATATAATACGTCTTCTCTTTCGGGCGTGTAACTATCTACTCTACCGCTAATCTTTAAAAGATATTCGTTTATTATATTAGTTAAGTGTTCTTGCTCTTTTTCAGTCATAACTTCGTCATCAAAGCTAAACAAATACTCTGTGAACGAATTAATCATACCGCATACTATATTACCCGCTATTCTTATTTCGTCTTTATTGTCAGTTCCTTTTAGTAACTTGTGAGTTACACCAACAACGGTTTTTCTATAAACCTTAATACACTTTTTTCTACTTTTCTTTTTGCTCATTTTCTATCTGTTTTAAAATTTTATCTACTTTCTTTTTTGTTTCAGTATTTTCTAAAACCTCCCCGCTTATGTGAGTTGTTATAAAGTGATACTTCTTAGAATCCTCATCGTATGTAAGGTCTGATATAATCCAATCTTCGCTTAATATTATAGTCTTTAAATCTGCTTTTTTCATTTTTTTATTTTACCTAAACCAAAGATACTTTTATATATATTTTTATAAAAATAGTAGTGTAGCATTAATTATAATAATTTGGAGTTTTTATCCCCTCTTTCAAAGCCCAATTAGCAGTAGTCAAGTAACCGCTTAAACCTTTTGATAGGTAACTGTTTTGCTTTACTAAGTTATCTAATTCCTGTTCAGCGTTTATCATACCAACGTAACCCGCACCTACTCTTGTACCGAATATTAAACAAGCACTACGTAATTGAGAATGACCTGGCGAATCTACTATTCCTAGTACGGCTTTCCTAAAAGTTCTTATAGCACGTAACTCATTTTTGTCATTAGACTTTAGCTTTTTATAAGGCTTAAATGGAAGCGGATATTTTAAGTGAGTTGGTTCTACAACTTTTTCTTTTAAATCCCATATAGAGGCGTTATCAAAGTGACGATAAGACATATCGGTATCGTGAGAAATAAACAAAGGTAAAACCAAATTTTTTGGCGAATTATCAAAACCTTTAAAGTTACTAAACTCTGCTTCTATTGCTCTATAATAATCTTTATACTCTTTTATGCCTTCGGGTATTCCTTTATCTAAAGATATTTTAGGTATGCGTAGCAATACTTTTACTCCGCATCTACTTGGAGAAAGATAAGAGCAAACTACTTGAGGATATTGTGCGAATATATAATCTCTAAACTTAACAGCTTCTTCATTAGTTAGTCCATCAAAGTCTAACTGCGCTAAAGGGTTAAACTCCTTTATGTTATCATATTTTCTTGAACCATCAAATTGAGCAGAAACGGTAAAAGAATATAAGTTGTTCATTTTTAACTCTGCCTTTAGCTTCATATCTCCTTTGCTAACTGCTTCGTCAATCTCCTTAAAAACCGAAAGCAATTCTGCCTTCGGATTTAAGTGCTTGTCTATAAAAGTTTCAAGAGACAAGAAACCTATTGGTATAGATTTCTTTATGTCTCCAAAATAATATTGAAACTTTATCATTATGCTTGAGCGATTTTCCAACCTTGCAAAGAATTAAAATACTTCGCTTCGCCTTGTGGGTTAATCCACTCTCTACCTCTTAGGTTTATTGAAATAGTAACTGATGAACCTTCCATAAACTCGTTTAGCAAATCTACTTTGTCTTGAGTAAACTCAATCATAAGCATTTGAGGATAATCCTCTGTTGTTGTTATTACTACTTCTCTTTTTTTAAAACCTTTAGCACCAAATTCTTGAGTTGCTCCTAATACTTTGATTTTTCCTACTACTTCCATAATTTAAAAATTTAATGATTGTTTTGATTCGTTAATCCTATTTAATAATTTATCTGCGGATTCAATAGATAAATCTCTTACTTCCCTTATACTGAACATCCTTGGCTTTGCCTTGGTTCCTATATTTACTTCGCTATTAAGTGTTAATCTTTTTATAAAGCTATTTACAGATTCGGGTCTAAAGGCACAAAAATATAATTCCTCTAGTTTTGGGTTTACCGTAAAGTAATGTACAAGCTGATGAATGTTGTCTAAAGGTATCTCTCTAGTCAATAGGATTTCAGTATGCTTTTTTCTAGCAAAACACTTTGTCTCACAAGCTACGGTTAAATCTTCAATAAGTCCGTCTGGCGATATTCCCAACAATTCATTTTCTTCGCTCTGCAACCAACCGAATTGCTCGAACTTATAACCCGTGTACTTTTCTAAGTACTCTATTGCAAATGGCTCTAAGTCGTTACCTCTCTTAGTATGTTCGTTTTCAAAACTATCCGAAGGCTCGAACTCCTCAATATGTTGGCTTAGTAGGTCTATAAACAAGGTATCTCCCTTAACGTGTAAACCCTTACTTAGAGTACCGCCAATCTTACCCCACTTAACCTCAAACCACTCTAGACTCTTTTGGTCTAACTTCTTGTGTACTATCATTATTTTAACGTTGTTTTAAGTTTATCTTTAATTGCGTTAATACTTGGCAACGCTTGTTCCTGCTTACTTAGCTTACTCCAATTACCTTGTAGTTCTGATAAGCTTTTAGAACCGCTTAAAATAGCTTTAGCTTTCACATCTGATATAGTTGGGATTGGACTAATAGGGGAAATTCTTATACCGCCTGTTAGCTTTCCCATCATCTTAACTGATTCGTCAAACACTAATTGAATAACTAAACCTTTCCAATTGTCTATGTTCCTACTTTCAGAAGCCGTACACTTATTTCTAATCTTTACGATTTGAGCAATCACTTTTCTATTGGTAGAGTTTACAACCATAGGCTTAACTCCTTCGGCAAACTCTAAGAAGTAACCGTCTGTTCTATTACCGCTTACGTCTACTCCCGTGTCGTAATACGATTCTTTAATTGTTAAAACGCACTTGCCTTTGTCAGCAATAATCATTTCAACGTCTACACCCGCTAGGTGAGTTGATTTCCTGTACTTCATACAGTCTATTCCCGTTTCTTTCATGTTGTTATATTTAATTATTAATACTCAAATTTATAGATTGATTTCTATATATTAAAATTCTAGTGTAAGATTATTTTATAATAAAAACCCCCCTTTTCAGAGGGGCAATAGCAGGTAGTAGTAATAACTGCTACCTAAAGGAGAGTGACAAGTATAACACTCCCTTTGTGATTAAAAAGTTACTGATTCAATTTCTTCTGGCGAAAACTCAAATTCATCAAGGTCTCCTAAATCTCGTGTGAAGATTACTTTATCTGATTTGCTAGTGTCTATACTTTTCTTTACTGACTCCTTATAATTTTTTCTGGATTGACCGTAACCGCTTGATAAGAATGGCTTAGACTCCGCAATCGAAAACCACAGTCGTCTGAAAAAGCTAGGGTGAAATGCGAAAGCTATATTATTGAGTACCATGGCTTTGTCAAAATCTTTTAAATTAACTATGACATCGTACTCGGTACCTCGTTGCTTTGTAGCAAATACACCTGTTAATCTAATATTGTGAGTTGATGACATTTTATTAATATAGCCTACTAAAGACTTACTAAATTTTAATGCGTCTGAACCGTAAACCCCGCCTGCGTACCCTAAAGATACTATCAAGTCTAATGTAGGTAGATTGTATTCTCGCTCGTCATACAAATCGTACATTTGTTGAGGAAATCCCATAATATAGTTTTGAACGTGAGGCATACAACCCGCTAAACTTGGGTTAAGATGCGTAGTACCGCTTGTCATTACACCGTCTTCTATCTTATATTGCTCTAAACCTAAATCCCAACCCTCGGTGGCGAACTTAATTGTCTCGTCAAATGATTCGGTTTGTGTGAAACTCGAAGACCCTGTTCTTGAAGATTCTGGGTTAGATTCGTCACGCTCACGATTAAGTGCCTTGTCTATAAATTCTCTATAACTAAAAGTGTCTACAACTCTTTTCATAATTACAATGCTATTAAGTTACGTTCATCTTGTGTAAGACCTTTGAAGATAATCATTTCTTCTACTGTTTTTAAAGGTAAACCTGCTGACAACAATTTCTCTCCGTTAAATGTCGCTCTAGGCGATATTATCGTGCGAACTTTCTTTTCTATTACTCTGCGTCTATAATCTTGAACTCTATTACACCAATCCTCGTTTGATGATAGTGCTTTCTCTAGTACTTCGTCATAGTCAATATATATAAATGCGAACCTATCAAGAGTTGCTGCGTCAATCTTATTCCTACCTACATAGTCAATAGTACCTCCTCCGCCAAAAGTATTACCCGCCATAACAATAATGAAATCTTTGTGTTTTGCTATCATTTTATCAGGAAAAGGACAATGTCCGTTTGCGGTAGCTTGATTCAATGCGGCAAGTACGTTTGGATTACCTGCGTCAAATTCATCGAGTAAGAATACACCTCCGTTTTCGTACTTCTCTCTAAACATTGTACCGATATACTTACCTGTTGCTGATTTATACCCGAAGAAATCAAATACCGTGCTTTGAGCCGATACTGATTGTGATGCGAAGCTTAGATTTAGAACCTTGGATGCGTTGTGAACGATTGTTGTTTTACCCGAACCCGCTGGACCGACTAAAGCGATATTGACACCCGCTGATAAGGTACTTAATACGTCCGCAAAAGATTTGTGTTGCAATCCGACGTCCTTTTTAGGTTGGTCTTTAAATTTTACCTCTAAAACCGTTTTGTGCGGTACAATACCGTGTTCCTTAATTAAAGCCTTGATAAGTGTATCAACTTTATCCTTAGTTTTTGAACTACCTAACGCACGACCTACCGTATCAAATATGATTTGGTCTACCGCCCCAACTGGCTCGTTGCTAACCTCTTCAGTCTCTACAGCTTTAGAAACGTATTCTTTAGCGAACTTACTAAAGGAGCGTTTTATAGAACTGGCTAAGTTATTTAATTCCTCTTTATCGTATGTTTCTCCTAAATACTTATTGAAGAATACATCATCATTGTAAAGGTTTACTATTTCATTATCGGTATGGTTACCAATAGTTTCGACTCTTACCGAGTCGCTGGTTGCGGTTCCTTCGTCGTATAGAACGTCGAACGAAATGTCTTTGTACTGAATTTTAATACTTTTCATAATACTTGATTTAGTGGCCGTACTACCGACCCGATTAATATACTACAAAGATATAGGAGTTGTTAAAACCTACCTAATCCTAGTGTATCATTTATTTACCCCTGTTCACTTCATAAGGGTAATGGTTACAGCACAAGAAGTTTTCCTCCTCATCTATATATATACCTTGAATCTTTAAATCTTCTAGATATGCTTTATCTGAATCTTTTTTCTGCTTTATATACCAAAACTCTGATATCAATATCACTGCTAGGCAAACGCTTACGGTTAAACATACTATTATAAATATCATATCATTTGTTTTTGTAATTCAAAATTCTTTCTGCAAAAATCATACTCTACATCGTTGTCATATACTAAATAACCTTTAAAAGCGTTTCTGCTTAGTAAATCCTTATTTGTATCTTTCCAAAGAAAAAACGTTGCTCTTTTACCTGTTGACTTTATAATCAATTGAGTTGCACCTAAAGGGAAGTCAACTTCTCTATCAAAAGCAAAAATGTCATAACCTATTTCATCTTCAAGAACTCCGTGTAAGTAAGTTCCTTTAAATCTGAAATCCCTATTAGCACCTTCGCTATTGTAATCTACTACATCTATTTTAATCATAATCTCGTTTTTTAGTTCGAGACAAACCTATAAAGAACTTTTCAACCTACCAAATTTATATGTAATATTAAATAATACACGAGGATTTCGCTATATTATAACGTCTCTTTATATTTGTATATAATTAATAATTTAAACCAAGTACAATGGAAGCAATCAAAAAATTAGAAGCGCAGTTAGTTAGTAGAAAAGAGCAACACGATATTTCTATGCAAATCGTAAAAAGAAGAATTAACCAGGAGTTAATTAATAGGTCGGAGGAGCAGATTCTTGAAATAACTAAGAACTACAACATGGGGTTTTTAACTCTATTTGAAATGATTAACCAGAAAATTGATTCTTTAAGGCAAGTTCAAGATAGTATGTATAATACTCAACTATAACCCACAAACCTCTTCAACTCGAGAGGTTTTTTACTGCTGTTTTTTACCAAGACGTGTGGTAATCGTGTGGTAGTTTTTTATAACTCTTTTTTACAAAAATTTATGCGTTTTTTATGATAAGCATTGCTGTTTTTTACAATTGTTGCTAGAACTATTGCTGCCGTTTTTTACCGAGACATCGCTGTTTTTTACGAGCGTTTTTTATGACTGACATTGCTGCGTTTTTTATCACTCGTTTTTTATAGATGGTGCCCTTTTTCTAAAGAAATTTTCTGCTCTGATTTTTTTTTCTGCTCTGCTTTTTTTTAGCTGCCCAAATAAAAAATAAAAAATTTAAAAA